TCATGTTCAATATATTCATGTTGATACCACCATATATGGTGTTTCAATACTGTTTTTACAAGTTTGGCGCCTAAGTTGAGATCCATTCCTACAATTTTTAAGTTTTAATTAAGAGCCATGTTTGCAAAGTCACACTTTTCCGGATCACCCTCGTCCAATATGGATATTGTCCGTCATCTTTGCGAGGAGTTATCCCAAATGTCTAAAAACAAAGAAAAAGTAATTACTCACGAAGAAATAAAAAATTTATATTGGAAATTTGACACATATATGTGGGATACAATATTATATGAAAATGGTGACATAAAATATCGGATTGATGAAATCGCAAGACATTCCTTTGAAAAGGGTCTCGAAATCGGGCGAGGGTGCCCAGACACCAAGCGCGTAGCACTACACCAGGCGTCTATAAATACCAACTTACGTGAATTGAATATTATTTTGGAAACAACGGATGACTCTGAAGAAGATAGTGAATGAAAACCTAAGTTAAAAGTTAGACTTGTAATAAAATCAAGAAAGTATGGAGAGCGTCCAAAAGCTCACCCATATTGAACATGTTCTCAAGAGACCTGACTCATATGTTGGTCCAGTAGACCTGAGTACCGAGGCGTATTGGATTCTCAACGGTAACAAATCAAAGTTTGAGAAAAAGAACCTCAAGTATTCCCCAGCTCTCTTGAAAATCTTTGATGAGATCCTCGTTAACGCAATTGATCGCAACTCTACACACCCCAAGAATGTTTCATCCATCGCCGTCTCTATAGACAAAGAGACTGGTGCTGTGACTATTGAAAACAATGGACCTCTCGGAGGTATCAGTGTTCGCATGCATGAGAAGGAAGGTATCTGGAACCCTGAATTGGTCTTTGGGCATCTCCTCACGAGTACAAACTACGACGACTCCCAAAAGAGAATTGTTGGGGGCCGCAATGGTTATGGAGCCAAGTTGACGAATATATACTCTTCGGAATTTTCAATTGTCATTAAGGATCATGAGACAAAGCAAACTTATACCCAGAAGTGGTCTAACAATATGACTGTCTGTGAACCACCAAAAATCAAAAAACATTCGGGTGCCACATCATCCGTTGCCGTAACCTTCACACCAGATTGGAGGCGTTTTAAGATGTCTAAGATGGATAACACAATCTATAAGATTTTCCAAAAGAGAGTCTGGGATGCCAACATCTGTACAACCCCAAACTGTAAAGTAAAGTTCAATGACGAGGTTCTCCCAAAACAGAACTTTGAGGCTTACGCAAAAATGCACACTGGTGTAGATAATGTACACTGTGTTACAACCGACCGATGGTCAGTATGTATTGGTCCATCCGAGGATGGTATGCAACAGGTGTCGTTCGTAAACGGTATATGTACAACTAAGGGTGGAACCCACGTTGATCACGCAGCTTCTCTAGTGGCTGCGGGGATCATTGAAGATATGGCTAAGAAGATCAAACTCAGACCTCAACAGGTTAAGAATACCTTCGCAATCTTTGTGAAGGCAATCCTTGAGAACCCAACCTTCTCGAGCCAGGTTAAGTCTGAATGTACCCTAAAAGCACAAGACTTTGGCTCTAAATTTGATATGCCCAAAACATTTGTCAAGAATGCTCTTAAGACGGGTATTTCCGATGAACTCACGGCTCTCTCAAAATTCAAGGAAATGAAGGAGTTGGCCAAAACTGATGGTGGAGCTCGTAAGAGTAAGATTACTGGTATTCCCAAGCTTGATGACGCAAACAAAGCTGGTACAGCTCAGTCTTCTAAGTGTACACTCATCGTTACAGAGGGTGACTCTGCAAAGACTCTAGCTGTCGCTGGTCTCTCCGTTGTTGGTAGAGATCACTACGGTGTATTCCCACTTCGGGGAAAGTGTAAGAATGTCCGAGATGCATCTGTTGCGCAGTTGACTGGAAATCAGGAGTTCAATGATCTTAAGAAGATCTTGGGTCTCCAACAGGGGAAAGACTATAAGGATGTATCCGAGCTTCGCTATGGTCGTCTCATGATCATGACTGATGCGGATAACGACGGTTCTCACATCAAGGGTTTAATTCTCAATATGATTGACTACTTTTGGCCGAGTCTACTCAAACTGGGATTCGTCGTTTCAATGGTTACACCCATCATCAAAGCTTCTAGGGGTAATCAAAGTAAATCCTTCTATACAGACTCTGCGTTTCGTGCGTGGTATGGAAATGGACAATCTGGTTGGCGTATCAAGTACTACAAGGGTTTGGGTACCTCAACATCTGCGGAGGCTAGGGAGTACTTCAAGAAGATTGAAGACCTTACCGTCAAGTTTAATACAGATGTAATGTCTGATAAGTCTATTACACTGGCATTTGACAAGAAGAAGGCTGATGACCGTAAGACATGGCTTCTAGAAAGTACAGCCAAAGAAGCCAATGAACTTGAAGTACCTTATGGGAAAGTAAAACAACTGGCTATCACAGACTTTGTTCACAAAGATCTAGTGAACTTCTCACTCGCAGACCTCAAGCGTTCTATTGCCCACGTTTGTGATGGACTCAAACCTTCACAGCGTAAGGTGATGTATTCTTGCTTCCAAAGAAATTTGACTGCGGAGATGAAAGTAGCTCAATTGGCTGCTTATGTGGCTGAAAAGTCTGCTTACCATCACGGTGAAGTATCCCTCGCTGATACAATTGTGAAGTTAGCCAATGACTATACAGGCTCCAATAATATGAATCTCCTAGAGCCTTGTGGACAGTTTGGAACACGGCTTATGGGTGGGAAAGATGCCAGCCAGACACGCTATATCTTCACGAGATTGACACCTGAAGCGAGGAATGTATTTGATCCCCGAGATGACGCGATTCTCACCTACCTAGACGATGATGGTCGCTCCATTGAACCCGAGTTCTACATGCCTACTTTACCCATGATTTTGGTCAATGGAAGTGAGGGTATTGGCACTGGTTTCAGCTGCTATGTACCTCCATTTAACCCCAAAGATATTCGGAACAATATCCTCAACTTCCTTGATGGTAATCCTATCAAAAGGATGAAGCCTTGGTTCAGAGGTTTCAAGGGAAAGGTGTTTGAACAAGATGACGATTCATGGATGACTCAAGGTGTGTGGCAGTCTGTGGGAAGAACGGTCAAAGTAACCGAACTCCCACCGGGACGTTGGACACAAGATTACAAAGAACACCTGGATACCCTTGTTGAAAAGAAAATCATTAGTGGTTTCACAAATAACAGTACAACTGAGAATGTGGATTTCCTTATTCAAGACTATAATGGCAAAGATGCCGTTAAGGATCTCAAGCTTCAAAAGACTTTCCGAACATCAAACATGCACCTGTTCCATCCCACGCGTGGCATCCACAAATATGAGACACCGGAGATGATCTTGAAAGACTTCATAACCATTCGTCGCGAATATTATGACAAGAGGAAAGAGTATCTAATCAAGGTTCTAGAGGCTAAATCTAAGATGTGTGATTACAAGTCTCGTTTTGTGTCTATGGTCATCAATGGGGACATTGTGGTGTTCCGTCGCAAAAAGCAGGATCTTGAGAACCAATTATCTGGTCTGTTCCCAGAAGTAAATGGAAGCTATGACTACCTTCTAAACATCAAGACAGTTCAGTACACGGATGAGAGTGTCAGGGAGCTTTTGGCACAGTCCAAACAGGCAAAAACAGAACTTGAAATTATGAAGTCTACTTCTCCTATCAGTATGTGGAAGAATGATATTAAAAATATGTAGACAATAGATAAGTATGGGTGAAGCGGCAAAAATTTCACTTAAAGCTATTGGAAAGCAAGACACGTACTTGCTTTGCAAGGATCCAGCGGAGTCGTTCTTTAACCCGAATACTACAAGAAGGCATTCTGACTTTCGGAAATATCACAGGAGTAAGAATGTAATAAATCCGGGGCAGATTCCCAATTGGCCTTTTGGACAAACCATCAAGGTTCAGTTTAACCCTCAAAATATGGGTGACTTGCTTAGTAATATGTGGTTGAGTATAAAAATGCCCAAGGTCACAAACGGAAATTACGCGGATCAGTTGGGAAGGCATATTCTCAAAAGTGTAACGATGTTCGTAGATGATACAGAGATGGAAAAAATTGAAAGTGATTGGGGAATTATATACGATGAACTTTATTTAGAAATGTCTGAAAAAGTAGCAAATAGATTTCTTGTAAACAGAAGTATTGGTTTTGATGACTCTACTACAACAGACTCAGTCTCTAGACTTGAGACAGATCTAATGATACCTATGCAGTTCTTTTTTGCTCGTAAATACGCGAGTGATGAGTACACAACTAATAAACCAAATAGACCCTACTTCCCTACATGTGCCGTACATAAACAGAAAATTGAGTTTGTACTAGAGTTTCATAATCAATCTTTCTTCACAGACACATTAGATACCCTTGTTTTAGATGATTTCAAACTTATTACCGAAGAAATTACAGTGAGCCCCGAAGAGAGGAATTATCTCAGTCACGATAGACAAGTTGTTGTAACTGATCTAGTTCGTAAACACCCAACGACTGTGAGTGAACTTGGTAAAACTATGATTCGTACAAACCTAGTCCCCAACATTCCTGTGAAATGCCTTCATTGGTTCTTGCGAAACACTAAGTTTGAAAATTTGAATGAAAGTGTCGCCCTCGAACCTAAACAGATCGGTGCTAATATTATTGGCACTAACGCAAACGATGACTCGGGGTATTCAGTGGCTTTATCACCCGATGGCACTACTATAGCCATAGGTGAACCCAAGTATGAGTTACAAGTTGATGCAGATAACAATGGATTCCCAGATAACGTCAATCAAAATAAGGGTCGTGTTAGGGTATTTAAACTAATCTCCGGAACTTGGACTCAATTGGGTACCGATCTGATTGGTGCAGGTGATGGAGACTTATTCGGGACAACAGTTTCTTTATCCAATACAGGTACAGCCCTCGCCGTGGGTGCACCAATTTATGACAGTAGTAAAGGACATGTCCGAGTCTACCAATACAATGGAACAGCTTGGGGTCAATTAGGAAGTGACATTGATGGTGGAACTGCTGGTGAAAAATTTGGAACTTCGGTTTCTTTATCCAGTAATGGTACTCGGGTTGCTGTAGGTGCACCAGATTTTACCGAGATTGGTTTTACGAATAGAGGTCGTGTACAGGTTTGGACCTACACTATTGGCCCCGGGTGGCAACAGACTGGTTCGAATATAGATGGCGCTGGTGGTGGTGATAAATTTGGTTCAACTGTATCTCTTTCAGATCCTTTCACGAGTGGTGGTAATGATAGTGTAGTAGCTGTGGGTGCCCCCGGTCATCAGTCAAGTAAAGGACATATTAGAGCTTTTGTATACAATGGAACAGCTTGGGTACAACGAGGCGTTGATCTAGATGGTTCTGCGACAGGTGACGAATTTGGAACATCTGTGGATCTTTCTAAAAACGGTCTTTATCTAATTGGGGGTGCACCAAAAAATGATACTGGTGGCTCTAATGCTGGACATGCGCGCGTGTTTTTCTATCACACAGTTAGTAGTGCGTGGATACAAATTGGACCAAACATCAATGGAACAGTTGTAGATGAACAATCTGGAACGTCGGTGTCTATTTCAAACACAGGTACACGTGTTGCTGTAGGTACACCAACCGCAAATCGTTCAAGAGCCTACAATTATTCGCAAGTATCAAACGTACCTGCTTGGGATAGATTACATCGTGACATGGGTGGAACTGGAAGTGGTGGCTCCATGTCCATGTCTGACGAAGGTTTAAGGTTAGTTGTTGGGTCACCCACATTCAATAACAACGTGGGCCAAACACAGGTATTTGATCTTCCCACAAACGATGAAGAGTTGTACTTTTGCCAAAATCGCTTCAACTTCTCGTCGAATGTCAGTTTTGATGATCAGCTAACCTTCTTCAACCCCATTATGAAAGATGCGAGTTTTTACATTAATGGAACCAAGTTGCCGAATGTTACAAACACGAATCACAACTATTTCAAATATTTAATTCCGTATAGGTCGAGATTATCCAGACCTATTAGAAATATCTACACATACAGTTTCTCGATGAATCCTATCAATGTGGAACCATCGGGAAACTTGGATTTCGGGGAGATTCAATCCGATAAAACGAATATTGAAGTGAATCTAGATACTACCAAGGTGGATACATCGTCAAACACGTATGCTCTCCATATGTATTATACCGGCTACCAAACATTTATATTTGAAGGGGGGCGGGTAGTACCTGTTGCTTATTAAACAAGGAACTCCTATGATCCTTGATGTAATCTATAATCTTATTCTTGATACACCATTTGATGAAATTTAGCTGTGCTAAAGTCGTATGAATTTCATGAGATGTACCTGGCACTGAATAAGGAAACTTCTGGGATCTACAAAATGGATCAAAAAGCTTTTTCGAGTACCCATCTAAGCTGGATTTATAAGCATAGTGTACAGTGAATATTTTTCCATCACTCGTCTTGTAAGATGTATGATTTTTCTTTGCGTAATTAGTGATAAACCATTCGAGATTTCTCAATGAAATGCCACTTGTTTTGTCTAGTATATTCAATAACTTGGATCGGTTGTCTTCTTCGCTGTAAAAGTTGTTTATTGATGTTAGTAGAATATCGGATTTACTCATTATTTAATAAGGAGTCTAAATCTATAAGCCTATTCGCTGAAAAAGATCTTTCACAAGCTGGACACCCTGTAACATTTCTAAGACCAGGACCATGGGTGTGACCATTGAAAGTCTCATGAAATCTCTGTTTAATTTTTTCGCCTTGTTTTTGATGCTTCCCACAATACCCATTATGAATACCCTTGAAAGTACACCTAGAACCATCTGGCTTTGTCCCCATACATGTACTTGTTACAGAAACACATGGGATATCTTTTAGAAGCAATTGTAAGGATATCTGGTATTTCTTAGATATCGTTTCCGCATACTCAGTCAATAAAAGATCCATACGCAACTTCAATTCTTCCTCTAACAGATCTGCGATTTTTTCATTAAGACTCATGACTTATCTATCTCTTGTTCGTATTTTTTAAATATGTCTTCAACACTTTCTTCTCGTTGAACACGAGCATTTTTTATACGACCCTTTAGATCCGTGATTTTACCATCAAAATCTAGACCAAGTCTTTTACATTCCTCTATCAGATCCACTTTCTTCATAGTACTTAGGGGAGGTTCACGCTTCTTTGGTGGTGGTTTGCATTGGGTAATCAATTCACCAAAGATTTCCTGCTTCGTGTTCTCGAATAGTGGATCAAGGAGATCACACACAGGATTTAAAAATTTGTTAATGAAGTAGTATTTATAATCAACTGGGAGGTTTTGCTCTTCAACATATTTTGGATCCTCCGATTTTTCAAAAGCCTTAGCTTTAGGGTCACCCGTATTCACGAGTAAGTATGGAACACGGTCACCAGATTGTGGTTCAGACCCCGGTTTACGTTGCCTCATCTTATTAACAACTTGAACATGTGCTTGATTGATATTACAACTCTCCGGACTTGTTATAGATACGGAATGTCCACCAACCTTATAACTATCTGACAAAGATTGACTCAAAACCAATTTCTCATTTGGAACATCACCTGAAAGGAGTTCAACTGCGCGCTCCTTCGCAAGCTCTTTTGGTGGGCCGGTGTCACTTGAGGTCAGTACAACATCTAGGAGTTCCTTACAGACTTCCCTAACGTGGGGTGTATTATCTCTACGAACAACTTGGAGTCCCTTAATGTCAATATAGTCCATGTTCATATTACCATCCCTACCCTTCGTCCACAATTTAGCAGCGTAACGTTTCTTAGAGTACAGGAAATAAGGCCAGTAAACCTTCTCAAGCTCTAGATTGTTAGGCTTTTTGAAGAGAGCTGAGCACTCTTCGGCAGCTCTCTCACCAATCTCCCAACTGTATTTAACGGCTTCTTCACCTTTGCGATCACCCACATCAAATTCAACCATGACTGAATCCGTGTCACCGTATCTCACCTTTGAACCTGGGAAGTTTTTTTCAACGTAATTCTTAGTCTCTTCAATCATAGCTCGTCCACGGAAAGTTGTGGTAGACGCAATAGGTACACAAGGAAGAATACCCTTACCAGCACCAGTAAACCCGTACACAGAGTTCATACTGATTTTATAGGCAAGCTGCTTACCGTTATATACTTCTTTCATATAACCTGTCGCAGCTGCCATATCCTTCTTAGCCTTTTTACGAAACTGCTTAAGCTCTAGAAGGATAGCCGGTAAGAGGCTAGGAACATCTTGTGCAAACTTGTAAGTCTTTGCACCAATCTTGAACGTTTCATATTCAATACCAGGTATGTTGCCATAGTCCTTCTCATTCATGACGTATGAGGAGTAACAGAGATTGTGAGCCATCATGATACTCGGGTACAGAGCCTCAAAATCTAGGGCAGTAATCGGAGTGTAATACGCACCCTTTTGGGCTTCCAATACCGTTGCTCCCTCATATTGTTCCTCAGGTAACTGTCCCCAGCGAATCGTGGGTACCATAAATCCCATTTCACGAGCCTTCTTTGTAAGTTGGGAGAAGACCTTAATCTGCTGCCCCCGTTCTACGAGAAAGCAAAGTGGTACCCAAGTAGCTTTAGCCATCTCAAGGAGATTGAGTAGGATACACATCTTCTTCATGAGTTTGTGTGGTAACAATGTATCCTTGATACAGTATTCCGCAACTTCTCGTAGCTTCACGGGGTCACCTTCTAGATACCGAGCAAACATTTCCTTTGGAGCCATGTCAATCTTTTGGTCTCCAAGGTAGAGCTTGGAAACTTCATTGAGTTTGTAACTGTCAAGTTTGTAACCCTTCTTCACCTCATGGAAGAGATCAAAAATGAAGCGACCACTCATTGGGAGGAGTTTCAGTACATTATCACCCAATGCACTTGAACTCAACTTCTTGATTGAAATCTCACATGTCTGTGATTTCAATTTACCCATCTTGAAAAATTCAGGGTTACAACCAGTAATAAACGCCCTTGTATAAATGTAGTTAAGATCAAAACCAAAAATATTCCAACCAGTAATGATATCCACATCTTTCTCGTGTATATACTTTTGAAATGCTTCGAGCATCTCTCTTTCGGTGTCAAAACTAATAATAGTAGAGCCTTCTAAATTTGAATCAGTTTTCTTGTAGCAAAGGCATGTTTTATCGTAGGGTTCATCGTTACCAAACGTACACAAAGAAATAGCAATTTGGAAACACGCGTCACCTCTTACGTCTGGATCTGGAAATTTTCCAGTAGAACTGTTACACTCAATGTCTACTGATGCCACAACAAATGGAGCAATATCATCGCGTGCGACTGGCTTTAGGGTTTTCCAGTCATTACAGAAAAGATCAATATCCACCTTGGCCAAGTGTGTACGAACACAACTATCACCGGAGTTTAGCCACCCGGTTGATTGAATTCCTGTTCTATGCATCAAACGAAGTACAGGGTCGATATTAGACTCAAAAACTTTGAATCTTTCAGTACCATATGAGAATTGAATAGGATTCTTCAACATATAATCAACACGACGCCGGCTCGCTAGATTTTTGAAATCTAATTTCATGTAGGAAAATTCCTTATTATTTTGAAAACCCCAAACATCCTTAGACCTCATAATGGAATACGAAACCAGACAGTTGGGACTCTTTTTATCCAGAACTCGGTAGATTTCTTGAACCTTTTGTTGCGTGACATGTTCAGGAAGCTTGACGAAGAAGTATGGTGTAAACGCAGTTGTTACACAAATAGATTTACCATTCTCAGTCTTACCAAAAATACTCACTAAATGTTCCTCGTCTGTGTCAACTGTTTCCCATGTGAGTGCCTGAAATTCAACACCCATCCCGATATGTATACATTGAGCTAAAATTTTAATATCGTTTACTAATAAATGTCAGCTGCTTTAATTGACCTCGTGTCGGTGGGTGCCCAGGACGTCTACATCACTGGTCAGCCCGAGGTGTCGTTTTTTAGACAAAATTATAAGAGGTATACCAACTTCGCAATCAAGCCAGAGAGGCTCGACTACATCGGTACCTTCGGTAGCGGTAATGAGGTTACCATTCCCATCAAGACCAAAGGTGATCTTTTAAGCTATGTATGGATTGAGGCCGAAAATATCGGTGGCGTTGGTAACGCTGATACCGGTTTCTTCGACAAGGATGATTCCACCACCACTGAGTTCCAGCTTTGGATTGGTGGCCAAAAGGTTTCCCAGATTGATGCCCTTTACATCCAGGGTGTTCACAACCTTTTGTACAAGGATACTCAAGCCAAGGCTTCTTGCGCTTTGACCCTTGATGAGTGTCCCCAAAATGCGTTAGGTTCGTCTACTTCAGCGAACCATTACGTTCTCCCCTTCTTCTTCTCGGACGACTGGACTAAGTCTCTCCCACTAGTCGGATTACAATATCACGATGTGGAGATCAGGGTGAAGTGCAGGAATGGTACGTTTGCTCCCAGCAACGTCAAGGTATTCGGTACGTACGTGTACCTTGATACCCCCGAACGCGATTTCTTCGCCAACAATGAGCACGAGATTCTCTTCACCCAAACCCAGCACCAACTCATGAGTGCCGCGGATACCGAGGTTGATCTTACTTACTTCAACCACCCAGTCAAGGCCGTCCACGTTGTTTCTTCGGAGGCTGATACCAACAAGTGGTCTACTAACTGGACTTTTGATACCGCCACTCTCTACATTAA